CCGACCACCCGGTGGAAGTGGGATCGGTCATCAGCGACCACGCCTACCGCATGCCCGCCATGCTTCGGATGCGGATTGGCTGGACACCCAGCAGCGCCGCGGGCTCCGGCAACCCCAGCATTTTCGGGCTGGCAATCCCGACCATGGGTGGCCTGTTGGGCGGCTTGACCGGTGGCCTGCTGGGTCCGTCCGGGGGCGAGGGCAACGCCTATATCCAGGGCATCTACACGCTGCTCCTTAGCATCCTGGGTGCCCGGCAACTCGTGCAGATCACGACCCCGAAGCGGACCTACCAGCGGATGCTTCTCCGAAGCGTGACGGAGGAAACCACCACCGACACCGAAAATGCCCTGGTTGTCATCTGCGAGTTCCGGGAGATCATGCAGGCGTCGATTCAGACCGGGCAGCTCGTGGTTAACCCGGCCGCGCAGGCCGCCCCGGAGAAGACAACACCCACAGCTCCACAGGGTGAGCAGAAGGTTGCGGAGCCGCTGCCGACACCGCCACCCTCACCGATAACGACGGCGCCGGTGACACCCGTTATTCAGAGCGGGCCGTCGTTCGCTGATCCGTCGACGTCGACGGTTCCATTGGGGTCGCCAGTTCCTGAGTATCAGTATATTCCATGAGCACCTTCTACGAGGTCCCCCTGGTTTCCACCCCCCAGACGCTCTCCATCGCGCTGGGCGGGGCAACCTACAACCTAACGGTGCAGTGGAATTGGGTGGCTCAGCTCTGGGTGCTGGACGTTGCTGACGTCAACAATGTCCCGCTCGTGGGCGGCATCCCCCTGGTGACCGGTGCGAACCTCCTTGAGGAGTACGCCTACCTGGGGTTCGGTGGCGCGCTGATCGCTACCACGGACAGCGACCCCGCCGCGCCACCTGCCTTCACCGGCCTGGGCACTACCAGCCACCTCTATTTTGTGACCATGCCATGAGCGAATCAAGCACCAGGCCCGGACTAGCTACGCCCAGCCCCACCACCAACGACCCCGGTGCCCCCCTCACGCCGAAGTCAAGCACGGTACAGTGGCTTCGGAAGGCGTCCCTGTCGGTCGTTAAGGCACCAACAGGGGCAGCAGCAACACCGATTTTGAATGTTATGGAGGACTTTCACTTCAAGTTCAACGTTCATCTTGTTGACAGCGGCCCCCTTACATCTGCCACGGTTCGGATCTATAACTTGAAAAAAGAGACCGAGGCGTTGATCATGAACGAGTTTACGAGGATTGTGATCAATGCCGGCCACCAGCCCCCCGCCATTTGTGGGGTCATCTTTGACGGCACCATCAAGGTAGTTCGGCGTGGGCGCGAGTCGAACGTCGACAACTATATGGACATTACCGCGGCAACGTGCGACCTCCCCTACAACTTCGGGGTGGTCAACACGACCCTGCCCCCGGACGCATCCCTTGCCGACATAATAGCGGCAGGAGTAAAGGGGATGAGTGACGCCCGTGGCTCCAGTGAACTGGCGCTTGCGCTCAAGACATCAAGCCCGATTCCAGATGTCACGATGCCACGTGGCGCGGTAATATTCGGGATGGCTTACTTCCCCATCTCCGACGTTTGCCAGACTATAGGCAGCACCTGGTTCTTCGACGGTAACGGCAATGTCCAGGTGATCCCCCTTACCGGCTACGTGCCCGGGGAGGTGGTCATCATCAACTCTGCCACGGGGCTGGTCGGAATACCGGAACTGACCGTGAACGGGGTAGAATTTACCTGCCTACTCAACCCGAAGCTTCGGATCGGCAGCCTGGTGAAGATCGACAACAAGACCGTCAACATCAACGCAACCCTTATCACCGACCGCAGCGCTGTTGGGCCGATCCCGGAGGCATCGCCGTTCTTTGCGAGCGAGAGTGCCGACGGGCTCTACCGCTGCGCGGTTATCGACTACGAGGGTGATACCCGTGGCACTCCTTGGTACTCGCACGTGACCGCGCTGGCGGTCAACCCGGCGCTGCCGTTTGGGGCGTCCGTGGATCGGTTCGGGGATTAGCATGGATCAACGAGAGAGGCAAAATGACCCCGAGGTGGCGCTAAGGGCGGCGCTACAGGGGTGGCAGCGGAAGATCTGGACGGCACTACCAGGCATCGTGCAGGGGCCTGTGGCGGCCGATGGTACCATCTCCGTGCAGCCCGCTCTCACCGCCAAGCAGCGGCTTCCAAGCGGCGTCATCAAGAACGTGACGATGCCGCAACTCATCAAGTGCCCGGTGGTGTTCCCGGCGGGCGGTGGCTTTGTGCTGACCTTCCCGGTGGCAGCGGGTGATGAGGCGCTGATGATCTTTGCCTCGCGCTGCATCGACGCCTGGTGGCAGTCCGGCGGCGTGCAGGGGCAGATCGTGATGCGGCTGCACGACCTAAGCGACGGGTTCGCGCTGGTCGGGCCATTCAGCGTGCCACGCGCGCCCACGGGGATCAGCAGCAACAGCGTGCAGCTTCGCAGCACGGATGGGCTTACCTATCTTGAAATCGCAGCCGGTGGTATCATCAATGCAGTGGCCCCTGGGGGCGTTCACGTGACAGGGGACATAACCGTGACAGGTACTATCACAGCAGGCTCCGTGCACCACACGCACCCCACGCCATCCGGCGAGAGCGGTGCGCCAACTGCCGGCACCTATTAGGAGGGTGTAGCAGATGCGATATCGCGCTCTAAGCAGCACAGGCGACATGCAGTTTGGCGGGGGGCAAGCCAACTTTTATATCAACAATTCCGCCGCGGTCGCGCAGCTTATCCAGACGCGGCTAGGGCTGTGGGCAGGTGAGTGGTATCTTGATCTGACCCAAGGCACCCCCTGGGCCACGCAGGTGCTGGGGTATGGAACGAGCAGCGTCTACGACTCGGCAATCCGGGCCGTGATCCTGGGGACAACGGGCGTGACGGGAATTGCATCCTACTCCAGCTCGCTCAACCCCACCACGCGTAAGCTGACCATCAATGCCACCGTGAACAATGCCTATGGGTCGCCAATCCAGATTACGGCGCCCCTGTCACTGCCGGGATGATTTGAATGGTAGCATACCCCCTCGCCACGCTTGCCCCAACGATCACCTCAGCCGGCATCACGGCGCCACCCTATTCTGATATCCTAAATTCCCTGATTGCATCATATCAGGGGATCTATGGAAGCGATGTCGTTCTTGACACATCCTCGCAAGATTATCAATGGCTCGCTATTCAAGCCCAAGCCATCTACGACACCAACCAGACCATCATCTTTGACTACGGTGCCCGTTCCCCATCGACCGCGGTAGGCGCAGGGCTGTCCTCGGTCGTCAAGATCAACGGCATTGCACGCCTGGTAGCGTCTAACAGCACCGCGGCGGTCACGCTCATCGGGCAGGCAGGCAAGACGGTCGCTAACGGGATGGTGGGCGACAACCTCAACCTCGGCACCCAGTGGACGCTCCCAGTGAGCGTCACGTTCCCAAGCGGTGGCTCCATCACCGTAACGGCAACCTGCACGACGCCGGGCGCCATCACCGCCGCCGCTGGCACACTCACGGTCATGCTTACCCCAACCGCGGGCTGGCAGTCGGTGACCAATGCCATCGCTGCCACGGCGGGAGCTCCGGTGGAGCAGGACGCGACGCTGCGGCAACGGCAGACCGTTTCAACCGCGCTCCCTGCTAACACGGTGATCGCGGGCATCACCGGGTCCCTGGAGAACCTTACCGGGGTGACGACGGTCATGCCGTACGAGAACCCCACCGACGTTACGGACGTCAACGGCATCCCCCCGCATGCGGTGGCGTTCGTCGTGGCAGGCGGCGACCTCCAGGCCATCGTCAACGTCATCGGGGCCAAGAAGACGCCAGGGACCAACACCTACGGCAACACCAGCGGGGTGTATATCGACCCGACCAGTGGCATCCCAAACACAATCTACTTCTCAGTGCCGGTGCCGCAGACCATCAGCATCGCGCTGACCATCCACGAGCTGGAGGGGTACAGCAGCGTGGTGGGGGCGGAGATCCAGGCAACCCTTTCGGCGTATGTCAGCGCCACGCCAATTGGGGGCACCATCATGATTGCACGCCTCTACGTGCCAGCGCAGCTTGAGGGACCGTGGGCCACCATTGCCAACACCAACGACCCCTACAGCTATGAGCTTACCAGCATCGGCGCCGCCGTCTCCCCGGTAGCGCCGGGCGCCGCGGATGTCCACCTGCTGTTCAACCAGTCGGCGGTGTGCGCGGTTAGCAACGTTGCGTTGACGGTCACTTGATATGATGGTCAAAGCAGATACGCGGATGTGCCGATGACCGTTATCGTTGACACCTACCTCAACCTCATAACCTCCGAGCATCGCGGGCAGCCCGACTTCGTGGCGACCGTTGCGCTCAACGTGCAGCCGTTCGTCGACGCGCAGAACTTCGTGGCCACGATCCCGCTGGCGTTTGACTTGGACGTTGCAATCGGCGTGCAGCTCGACGTGGTGGGGCAATGGGTTGGCAGATCACGCTACGTTGACGTTCCTATCACAGGGGCATACTTCTCCTGGGACATAGCTGGCCTTGGATGGGACGAGGGCTACTGGCGTGGCACCTACGATCCGGTGGAGGGCGTTGTCTCGCTGAACGACGACACCTATCGGCTGCTGCTGCGGGCCGTCATCGCGGCCAACCATTGGGACGGGTCGATCCCCGCGGCGATGGCAGCGCTGAGCATCTTGTTCAATGATTCATTGACGCCAGGATCGCTCCTATTCATTGAAGACAAGGGCGGTATGGCGATGGTCCTTGGGATCGCCGGGGTATTGCCACCGGCGGTATTCCAGGGGGTCATCTCTCAGGGGCTGATCCCGTTGCGCCCCATCGGGGTGATGTCAACCTTCCTCATCACCACGGTTCCAGGGAGCCCCCTGTTTGGGTTCGACGTTGAGAACGACTACGTGTCTGGCTGGGACGTTGGCGCATGGGGCGCGACAATCAGCGGTGGTGCGACGTTGCTCACATTGCTGAGTGAAGATTCACAGGAGCTGACAAGTGAAGATGGTCAACCTCTATTCCCAGGGTAAGCTCATGTACCGACTTTCTATCACCGCAGCCGTTGCCCTGACATTATTGACCACTGTGGCAGTGGCGCAACCCTTGTCAACCTACCCCATCGTCGCGCCCGCTACTACTGACGTGGCCCCTATGCTACGTCCCTGCACGCCGGCTGGGGTGGGGGCTTGCCCAGCTACAGGGTATCGGAACTATAACGTGCACCTGCCTGATCTGGCGGGGGTCGCTGGCCCGTTGGTCACGCTCGGTGTGACTGGCAACACTACACTCGGCGGCACGCTGGGCGTTGGCACCAACGAGACGGTTGGTGGCACGCTGGGTGTCACCGGCAACACGACGTTCGGCGGCACGGTGACGGCGCCATCGCTCGCGCTCACCGGCAACGTGGCACAATCCAGCGTGCTCGCCGGGCCGTCCGGGGCGGCGGGCGCACCGACGCAGCGCGTGCTCGGCGTGGCCGACGTGACCGGTGCGGCGCCGCTGGCCTCACCCGCGCTGACCGGCACGCCAACGGCGCCCACCGCCACGGCCCTCACAAACACGACGCAACTTGCCACGACAGCGTTCGATACCGCTGCTGTCGGTGTCGAGACGAGCCGCGCGACGACGGCCGAAGGGCTGCTGGCTCCGAAGGCGTCGCCGACGTTCACCGGCACCGTGACCGCCCCGACCTTCTCGGGCACGCTGACCGGCCACGCGAGCCTCGATCTGCCGCTCACAGGCGGGACGGTCACGGGCGCCTCGACGTTTAGCGGCGGCCTGACTGGAACACTGACTGGCGGGGCATCGCTTGATCTTCCCCTGACCGGCGGCACCGTTACCGGCGACACGACGTTCTCCGGCGCTGGCACCGGCCTCTCTGTCACGAACAACGCCACCATCGGCGGCA